GTTGTTTGCCCAATTCGTATAAAAGTTTTCTGACTCTAATCTAAGTTTGTATTTTGTGTATGGATTAGGAAAGAAAGACCCTATGGATATAGATACAATAATAATAACAAAAAATGCTATTATTATACGATATGTATTATTAAATGTCTTTTTAAATTTTTCGGGCATAATATTCATAACCACTCCATTCTACTCCGTCAGAATCTGTAAACGAAGGAATTTTTACTTGAAAGAAAGTTAAATCAGTTTTAAACTTTTCAACTTTTTCAAATATCTTTTCTGCTTGTTTTTCTGTATAGTTGTCGTAGATATCTTTTGCCCAATTACCTGTATAATATAACTTTTGACTTCCTGGTAGGTTTGATGGTTTAGTTAGTTCCATCAATTGAATTATTGCCTCACCGATATTTGCTCGAACATATTGATCGAGTTCTTTACTTTTCACTCCACTCATCACACCTCCTAGTGTATTATAAATTTAATCCAATTTCTTTTAGTTTCGGTCCAAAACTATAAAAAACTCTATTATGATTTCCTGTGTCCCCTAAGTTCGCCATCTGATACAAGTGTACCATTTCGTGCCCTAGTGTATCCACAAAACTTTTTTTACTTTGATACTTTGGTTGCATTTGAAGTCTGTATACCCTAGTACCTTTTCTTTTCCACTCTAGTATTTCTACCAAACCGTAACAATATTTTCCTGGTCTATTATCTCGTATCTGTTTAATAACTACGTCATTAAAGGGAGATAGTTTATTGTAAAATACTGCTTCGTTTATAATTTTAAAATACTTTTTGATATCTTTATAGGTCGTAATATACTCAGATTTTTCTGACAGTTCTCTTTTCAAAAGTTTTTTAACTTTTAATTTTTTATCCGTCATTAGTTTCCTCTCTTAATGTTAATTAATTCGTATAATTGTCCCCATAATAAAATATTATTTACAATCGTCCTCTATTTTTGATCCTTTCAATAAAGCACACTTATATTCTTTGTCTGCTTTTAATCTCATATCAGCAAGAGCACCGTCTAATATTGTTGGTAAGTATTTTTGAAAAATACTAATCATTTGTATGGCATACAAGTGACCTACACGTTGTAGTTCTTGTTCCATAAGTTTATTCACATCAACACCCGTACCATTCACTGTGGACTGTACAACGTGTCCTAACACTGCTTTGTTGTATTCTTCACCAGAGTTTGCTTTCACACCTGCGAAAAATAACATTATCATCGCAACTGTAAATGTAATCAAAGTTTTCATAATATATTCTCTCCTTTAGTTATATTTATATAATACACCAAAAAAGTGGTAATGTCAACAGTTATTTTTAAGAAAAAAGGTAAGAAAATCAATAACTTAGGGGGATAATTTATATTTTACCCCCCTAAAATACCTAGATTTTACTAGGGTTTTACAAAATCGTCATTCCAACCAAAGGCTTCTTTAACCATTTCAGCGGTTAATCCCTTATATGTCTTGTTTAATGACTTGTTTTTAACGTCAATTAAGACCTTTGCTTCGTCTTTTTGTAGACCTTCTAAGATTTGAATAAACAAAGTTTCTTTTCTTAACTTATTCAATTGAGGATCCGCACCTTTTACAAAGTGCCATAGACGTTTTACTTCACCCTCTAAAGTTGTATGTTCAGTTCCAACTGGAGCATCATTCTCAATGTAAGGTGGTACTCCTGGTGGTAAATCCCATTCAATTTTAGGATCAAAGCAACCTTTTAATAGTTGTCTTATAGCCGGACTATCGTATTGTTTTAGGATTTCTATTTTTCTCGGTTTATCTTTTGCGTTGTTTATCTTTAAAAAGATTTCACTTACTAAAAGTTTGCTACTACCACTTGTACTAGCGATTGCAGTCATACTCTTTTTAGAAATCAAATCCGGGTGTCTTTGTTCTTCTGCCATATTATATCTCCATGCATGTTATCAAAAATCATTTATGTTTTCAATCAATGATTTCAATTTGTTTTCTATAAAATACGTTAACAGTAGCGTCCTACTTGGTATCTTATAGTTATTATACTTACTTAGTATATCATTATATATATGACCAGGAATCTCCCCTAAGTCAATCAATTTCTTATTTCGTTCATAATACTTTTTAGTTTCTGAACCAAGTGGTATATTCTCTATATTCACCCACTCTTCCAATCTCTTTTTATTAATCGGTCTTTGTTTTTCGCCTGTTAAGAATACATCATCTGGACTTAATATGTTTGGTACACCATCTGATCTGTCCCCTTTAATAATCTGTTCGTGTAGATACTTAACTGGATCCTCACCCTCTACAAACTTCTTTTGTATTGGTGCATATTGTTTTACATTTTCAAATCGTTGTAATTGTATAAAATCTTTATCACCTGAAACAATCATAATCTTTTCTTTACTATAATTTTCTTTTACAAGTACAGCAATAATATCATCTGCTTCCACTTTATCAATATGTAATACAATGTATGGAAAGTTTTTAGCAATCTCATCACGTATCTCACCAATCAATTGAAATAGACTAGTCCAATCTTTTGCTGATTCATCACGTCCTTTTCTTCTTGCGTGTTTATAGTTAGGAAAGATATCTCTACGCCAAGGATTGGCACCATCAGCACATAGTACAGGAATACCATACTCTTGTTTAAATTTAAGATTGTAACCACGTATAGAGTTCAATACCATATGTCTTAGCATATCTTTATCTGGTATCTCATCTAATTGACCTCTGGTATGAGCCATTAGATTAGAAATCAACACTTGGTTTAAATCAACTAATATCATACAGGTAATATTGCTAAACTTTCAAATTCTGTGGACCAATCTTTACAAATATCCATTACTCGTTTTCTATTTTTAAAATTCACTTTTTTATTATCAATCAATGTTTCAAATAACTTATCTACACCAGAGCCTAATTGTAAGTTTATATGTTTCTTAAATTTAAATTGTTTAAACTCATCAAACGCATTTACTACGTGATGTTTTTGAAATGGCTCATTTAGTTCGTACCAATCTTTACTATAAAAGTATTCTTTAACTGGTAATGATAGATAAGGTACTATTAATTGTTTCTTATTGTTTCTAGCAAGTCTTTCGTGCCATTGATAACCAGCTTGATTTTTAATATCAAAATAGTTATCTCTAAATTCATCAAATTTTTGTTTTGTTTTTCCTTTTGTATAATGAAGTAAAGCCTTTTTACTAACTCCATAATAACCATCTGCAGCCCAACCACTTAACACAGTATTCTCTTTGATTTCGGGATACACATATAGAAATGGAAAACAACATTCAAAATGTGTTTTCTTTTTACAACATACTTCTTTTGCTAATCTAAAAAAATCTTCTTCTAAGTTATCTGTAGGTACTTCTACAAGTTTATAGTTCCAATTAAATAGTTTTGATACTTCAATTGCTTTATCTGAATCATAATTATCAACATCTTTTAATTTAAACGTATATGCAGTAATGTTTAATCCTAATCTCTTTGCTGCGAATGCAACAGATAGACTATCTACTCCACCTGACAAAAGAACAGCCACATTTTTATCTAGTGTCTGTTGTTTTATCTGATCAATTATTAGACTGTCTATCATTTAAATACTTTTCGTTATACCATTTAGCAAATTCTTTGTTCTGATCAAATATTAGTTGTACTTCAAATGCGGGTACTTGTTCTGTACGAATACAATCAGCAACTTCTTGCCATTGTTCTTTTTTATATTTTACTAGCTTTAAACTCATTTATTATACTCGTCTGTAACATCTGTTACTGTAAGTGGTCCGTGAAAGACTTTATAGAAGTCATCAGGTTCACTATAATTATCTCTTAACCACTCATAATCATAACCACTTGCTTCAAAATCTTCTTCTAATTTTTCATTATCTATTCCTTTTACATTAGTGAAATAAAAAGAACATTGGTCATCTACATCAGAATCTTCAAAATCATAAGAACCAAATTCTACTTCATTATATTCATCTACAGGATCTCCAATTTTATCAGATAGTTCTTCGTCATCTTCTACCTTAATTACTACATAACCCCAACGGTACATCTCTTCCGTTTGAAATGAAATACCTTTTTCTTTATCTTCATATGTTTGATATTCATAAATTGATTTTTTGTTCTTTGTTTCGATTTTATAAAATTTAGTCATTTTAGATTTGTCGAAGTGGGGAGATAAACTCCCCACCTCGTATTTGATTATGCGTCAATCGGCGCAAGTTCAGATTTTCTCACTGATACTGAGTGATTGTTATACTTAAATCTAGTTCCGTATAACGCTTTGATACCAGCAGCAACTATAGCTCTTGTAGGAGTTCCTAGTCTATAATATTTCTTGCCGTTCACTCTGTTACCGTAGATCATATAACCTTCAGCTCTTAAAGTGTCGATCATTGCTCTTGGTGATTCTAATTCAAATCTTTTTTGAATTGTAGTCCAAGCAACGTTTTCACCTTTTGACAAAAGATTTAACACCTTTTGTTTTTTAGAGATAGTTTTTCTACCTCTTGTTTCAGTTCTTTTTACAGTTTTAACTGAAATTAGTTCGTCTTTTGCGAACATATTTTTGATATAATTTAACATTATATTTCTCCTTTTCATTTCATTAACTATTTTACAACCTGTTAAGGCGATTCCTTTGGAATTTTGTTTACTCATCAAGCTCTCCATCTGGTTCAAAAAATACTCCAGCTCCGTCTTGTAAGTCTTTTAATTCATTAGATACATCTTTACTTATTGGTTTTGATTTTGCTTTTGTTTCTAATACTTTACTATAATCTATGTTTGCGATTTGTTGACCTGTTCTACTTTCTGTTTTTAACGTAATCATTTTATCAGCCAAATCTTGCGAAGGGTGTTTTACACCAAAATCTCTACTAATCATACCTCTTAATACATCAATTAATAATGCCAAATCTTTTGTAAATGCCTCTGTATTTGTCTTCATTGCCAAATCTACAAAACTTCTTAATAAATTCATACTTAAATCATCAACGGCTGTTTCAATAAAATCTTTTGTATGTTGTTCTTTTATTTTATTTGATTGATCCGTTTTTATAGTAGGACCTATATGTGTCACATCTACAATACGATCAGTCGGAAACGGTATAATTTTATCTTTAGGGTCAGTCAACGATTTCACCTTTGAAATTTACCTTTCCTTGGTCAGCAAAATATTCAACTA